GACCAGGCCGCCGGTGCGGACAGCGGTAACAAGTACCTGCCCGAACACGGGCACCTCCCGCACCACCATGTCGGTGACGATGGCAACCCCGGCCCAGCCAACTTGATCGCTTGCCGGAACGCTTTGCTGAAGGCCGACACCATCGAAGGGTTCCCGACCGACAGTAAGCAGAAGGCGAAGGCGCACCTGCGGGCGCACATCGAAGACGCCGGCGCGTCCACGCAGGCGGACAACAAGACGTACCCGGCGGTGGTGACAGGAGCCGCAGGCATGACCAGCAATTCGGGCAGGACCGGGCAGGAGGAAACGGAGCGGGCCACCGCCGCTCCTGTGGCCGATGACATGGCCAGTCCAGCACCGGTGCGTGACACGACAGTTGCCACCCATGGGCCGCACACCGGCGCGCATTCACATAATCACAATGCTTACGACGGCCCCGACGACAACAGCGACGGAATGCACGGCCACGAGCACGAACACGAAGGCGATGCGATGCACGACCACGACCACGAGCCGGGTACCTCGGGCCGGGCGGGCAAGAAGAAGAAGAAGGGCAAGTCCCCGGAGCCGGACGCTGATGACATGGGCATGCCGACTGGTGTTGCCGCAGCGAAGGCCGGCAAGTTTGACCCCGACAAGGACGGCGACGACGACTCCAAGGCGGCCACCGACAAGGACCATGATTACTGGACCGCCGATGGCAAGCAGAAGAAGCCGGTCCCTGGCAAGCCAATGAAGGACAGTAAGGGAGGCCGGGACGACGGCCCGGCTGAAGGCAGCCAGCGCGCTGACGGTGTGGACACTTCCCCGTGGGACGCTGGAAAGGTGTGGGCCAAGGGGTCGGCTGCGAATGACCCGGCGAAGTTCTTCGCTTCCGTTTGCGCTGGCCGCCGCAATGGTGACTCGAAGTTGCAGGCCACGTGGGCGCTTCCGCATCACTACAGTCCCGGTGACCCGCCGAACGCGGCGGGGGTTAGCGCGGCACTCGGCCGGCTGCGCAATACGCAGGGTTTGGTGAACTCCACGGCAGCGAAGGCGCACTTGGAGGCACATGAACGCGCCATTCAGGCGGCAAAGAGTGGTACAAAGGGTTCTAGCAGTTCCGGCAGGAACCCAGCCGCCGCCGTCCCGCGTAACGCAGACGCAAGCACTGGGTCCGCAGCCGCCACGCCAGGGCCGCAGCCGCACCCGGCAAACACCAGCACTACAAACAGGAGCAACACGATGGCAGACCTAATGTCCATCGACCAGCGGCAGGCGCGGCTCGCCGAGGTTCAGCATCGTCTTCAGGAAATCGACGCCGAGAACATGGGCGCCGAGCTTCCCGATGACACGAGGACCGAGTGGAGCGCCCTTCAGCAGGAGCTGGTCATTCACCAGCGGGCCATTAAGGACGCGACGGCCCGGTCGGAGTACCTGCGGACCATTCTGGAGAACCCTGAGCTTCAGGGCTTCACCGAAGGCACCGGCAACGACGGCATCGGTTACGGCAACGGTGGCGGCAACGTCCCCGCCGCATACGGTGGCCCCGGTTCCCGCACCGCCCCCACCTACCGGCAGACCAACGGCAACGGCACCCCGGCGTTCTATAACCCGATGCGTTCGGAGCAGGTTTTCGACCTGACTGCGATCCGGCAGCGGGCGCACAACTTCGACGAGGTCCCGGTGCTGATGCGTGAGCACGCCATGCGGGCCATCGAGATGGTGCGGTACGCGGGGCCGAAGTCCCGGGAGGACTGCCAGACCACGGTCGCGAACCTGCTGGACCGGGTGGACGACGAGCAGGGCACCCTGGCCCGGCGTGTGCTGACCACCGGTTCCCCGATTTACGACCGGGCGTTCGGCAAGATGCTCGGCAAGCTGTCGGTGAACGGGCTGTCCACGGAAGAGTCCCGGGCGCTTCAGCTTGGTGTGGACTCCGCGGGTGGCTTCGCCGTTCCTTTCCAGCTAGACCCGACCGTGATCCTTTCCAGCAACGGTGCTATCAACCCGCTGCGGCAGATCAGCCGGGTGGAGCAGATCACCGGCAAGGAATGGGACGGTGTGACGTCCGCTGGTGTGGTCGTCAACCGTGTGGCTGAAGGTACTGAGGCCGCGACCGGTGACCCGCTGCTGGTGCAGCCCAACGTCCGCACCACGCGGGTGCAGGGCTTCGTGCCGTTCAACATCGAGCTGGACGTTTCCTGGGGCGCGCTGCGGTCCCAGATGACGAACCTGCTGATGGACGCCAAGGACATTGAGGAGGCCACCTCCTTCGCCCTGGGCAACGGCACCGCCCCGAACGCGAACGGTGTCATCACCACGCTGCACGACCAGTCGGCTGGTTCGCTGGTCAACACGGCAGGCACGGCGACGCTGGCGATTGGTGACCTGTACAACCTGGAGAACAACATGGCTCCCCGGTTCCGGCAGCAGTCGGCTTACCTGGCGAGCAAGACCACGTTCAACAGGTTCCGTCAGCTCTTCCAGGCTCTGGCTTCGGCGGCGTTCGACTCGTGGGTGCGGCCTTCGGCTGGTACTCCGGCGACGTTCAACGGTTACCCGGCGTACGAACTGTCCACGATGACGACCTCGATCGCCTCTGGTTCCCTCGTTCTGCTTCAGGGCGACTTCAGCCAGTTCCTGATCGTGGACCGTATCGGTATGGGCATCGAGCTGATCCCGCACCTGTTCGGCGCTACGAACCGGTTCCCTGTTGGCCAGCGGGGCATCCTGGCGATCTGGTTCAACAACTCCAGGGTGCTGGTCCCGAACGCCTTCAGGCTGCTTCAGACCCTGTAGGCTCACAGTCTGGGGACAACGAAACCGCCTTCCTGGTTCAGGCCGGGGGGGCGGTTTCGTGTCTACAATCACAGGTATCTGACCTGGAGGTAGACGATGCCGTTGCGCTCGTTTTTCAAGGCCGTTGAACCTGGCAGTTCGCAGCCTGTGTATACAGCGGAAGCGGGTGACGTGGAAGTTACTATCGCAACGTTGCCTCTTCCTGGGCAGTCGCAGTCGTCGAGCGGGTACAACTTCTATGTTGGTGGCCCGGAGCTGGCTGTCGATGGCGGCGGCGGTTTGTACGTGATGACGTCGCAGTTTTCGACTGAGGTCGATGAAGGCGACGAGATTTGGGTGGCGGTGCCGAAGCAGGAAATCGCATGGTCCGCGGTGGGTGTGCCGCTGACGGTGCTGGTGCGGTCCCGGCGGCAGAAGCCGCGGCCGGCTGGTGAGAAGACGCGGCAGGCCACCAGGTAGTATTCTGCGCTTGGGTGACAGCCTGTGTGAAAAGAGGCCGGGAGCATGAGCGGACTCCCGGCCTCAGGCGGCACCCCGCCGAGGAAAGGCACCACCTATGGCAGAAGGTAGCAGGCGTGGTATCGCGGTGAACGCGCCGCTGTCACGGTTCGGCTGCGGGCATGTGGGCCGTGTTAACGAGTCGTGGCGGTCGAAGGTTTCGGTGTTCATCCGTGTCGCTGAGATTCGCAGCGATCGTGTGGACGCCGTCGGCCGCAAGTGCCCGGACTGCTCATGAAGCTCTGCGAGCATAGGCGTAAGCCGGACAAGGCGGTCTAAAATTCGTATCCTCTGGCACAGCAACTCCGCCTGGGCACATACCGGATACGGCACGCAGACGGCCATATGGGTGCCGAAACTCGCGGAACTGGGACATGAAGTCGCTATCAGTGCGTTCTATGGTCTCAAAGGCGGCCCGCAACGGTGGCAAGGGCATGCCGTGTACCCCGCAGGGCAGCATGCGTACGGCGGCGACATCATCGGCGACCACGCCGACCACTTCAAAGCGGACCTGATTATCTGCTTGATGGACCAGTGGGCTTTGCCTAAGGACCGGCTCGGCGGCCGGAACGTGGCTTTCTGGATGCCGGTGGATTGCGCGCCGCTGTCCAAACGTGACCTTGACGGCTTGCAGCAAGCTAAAGACGTGGGTGTTAAGACGCACCTTCTGGCGCTGACCGAGTTCGCGCAAGCACAACTGGAGGAAGCCGGGTACAGCTCCATGTATGTGCCGCACGGCATCAACACCACAAACTTGTGGGTTCCGCCCGCCGACAGGAAGGCAGCGAGGGAAGCCCTCGGCCTGGATGACAGGTTCATCATCTTCACCGACGCGGCGAACCTGTCCCATGACCGTAAGGGGTACGCGGAACTGTTCGCGGCGTTTTCCCAGTTCCGGTTGCGGCACAAGGACGCTCTGCTGATGGTCCACGCGCACCAGATCACCGCCACCGGCCTTGACCTGCCGTACATGGCGACCCGGATGGGGTGCCTGGATGGGGTGGCGTGGACCGACCAGTACCTGCTGACCGCCGGGCTGATCCGCCCTGAAACGCTGAGGTCCAACTATGGGATCGCCGACGTGTACGCCGGTGCTTCTTTGGCGGAAGGGTTCGGTTTGCCGGCGTTGCAAGCACTGGCGAGCGGGGTGCCGGTGGTGTCCACCCGTGGCACCGGGAAGGACCAGTACGGCCCTGGGAGGCACGGACCCGGTGCGTGGGGCAGTGCGATGCACGAAGTTGTTGGCCCGGTGGCTTACGAGGTGAAGTCGGAACCGTACTGGCGGCCCGGTCATGACGCCTGGTGGGATAAGCCGCTCATCGGGGAGCTTGTCAAGGCGTTCGAGAAGGCGTACAAGAGAGATGGGCCGTATCAGGCGAAGTGCGCGGCGTCTTTGGCGCATGCCCAGCAGTACGACGTGGATGTGGTCCTGGAGAAGTACTGGGTGCCCGCTCTCAAGGCCATTGAAGCCAAGCTATGAGCGGGCCGGTGACACCCGCCGATGGTGTGAGGGTGGTCAGGAACGCAGATGGTCTCGATGTGTGCACCGGCTGCGGAGCGCCGGTGGTCAAACTCTGGCGTAGTCAGATCCGGTCCATTCACCACGTCGCCCCGTGCGCAGAGGCTGAGCGTGTCTCCCGCGAAGAAAACTGAAGTTCAGCAGCCGCGGTTGCTGGTGATTGTGCCGTCACGTGGCCGCCCAGGGAAGCTTGCGGACCTCATCACCGCGATCAGGGCAACAAGAACAGCGTCAACCCAGGTGGCGGTTGGCCTTGATGGTGACGACCTGCGGTTGCGGGAGTACCTCACCGGCCCTACAGGTTCCGACATTGAGTATGTGGTGGGCGACCGCAAGTCCCTCACCGGGTGGACTAATGCGATCGCCCTAGACCGTCTTTCCCAGGGATACAGCCATTACGCCTCTCTGGGTGACGATCACCTGCCCCGTACCGAAGGCTGGGATGACACGCTGATGCGGGCTGCTGGCCGCGCTGGTATCGCTTACGGCAATGATTTGGCGCAAGGTGGGAACCTGGCGACGGCGCCGGTGATCAGTGTGGGTATCGTGCGTGTCTTGGGGTGGATGTGTCACCCGAAGATGGCCCACTACTGTGTGGACAACGTTTGGACCGATTTGGGCCATGCCGCCGATTGCCTGACGTATTGCCCGGATGTGATCATCGAGCATCTGCATCCCGCGTTCGGCAAGGGAGAGATAGACGCCACTTACCAGGAGGCTGGGGGGTTTCACCCAGGTCACCCTGACTACCAGGCATACCTGAACTGGGTGACCTGCGAACGGTCGCTGGACGCCGCCAAGGTTCAGGAGGCATGGTAGGGTAGACACGTCCTCTCCCGAGCAAGGAGTCTTTGTGGCTAACGACGTGATGGGCGCGTGGTCTGATTCGGCCCGGCGTGCAAACCCAGACGAGGAGTTTGTCACCCACCAGGCGGGCATGGCGTGGCTGGAAGGATGCGCCACCGTGGAAGATTGGGGCTGCGGCCTGGCCTACGCCAAGCAGTTCGCCGGTAACGCTGCCTACCAGGGGATCGACGGCAGTCCTGGTGAGTTCGTGGACGTGGTCGATGACCTGCGGAGCCGCTCGTCCTCCCCTGATGGCATCCTTATGCGGCATGTCCTCGAACATAATGTGGACTGGCATCAGGTACTCACATCCGCGGTGGCGTCGTTCCGCAACCGCATGAGCCTGGTGATCTTCACGCCGTTCAGCGATGAGACCCAGGTCATCCCCGGCACGGAGGGCAACATGGTGCCGGACATTTCCTTCGCCAAGGGCGACCTGACCGCATTCTTCCCCGGGCTGCTGGACCATGAGGCCAGCTTCAAGACAAGGACCCAATATGGCGCC